CGCAGCCCAAATTTGTTCACGAACCTCAGCTAATTTTTGTAAATCCGCTCCAGGTTCTTGCTCTTGGTTTTCAACATCTGCTATCTGAGTATCAAATAGATTTTGTGATGCCCCCATTCTGCTGAATTTATCTTGGTTAACTTGAAAACGCCCAGTAGATCCATTTATTTGAGATTGAACAGAATCCCACCCAATAGATGCATCTTTTAGGCGTCGATTCATATCAACTTGATTTTGAAGTTCAAGCATTTGTGTTTTAAATGCATTTTCAGCAGAATCTTCATTATTCTGAGCAATAAGCCTTTTTTCTATGTCATATCTAGCCTTAGCCAGTTGAATTTCTGACATGTAAAATTCAGTTGATTGAAGTAAACGCTGATCTTTAGCAAGTTTAGACTTTTCAATTTCATACGCAAATTTTTCATCAACCTTTTCTTTAGCAATCTGTTTTTGAATATCAGAATATTCTTTGTTTAAAGATATAGTTACTTTTTGAGTTTCGATTTCATTTTGAATTCTTTGCTCATTTGTCCAATTCCAACCCTTCACATTTGAATCAAATTGAAGTGCAACAAGTCGATTTTCATTAGCAAAGCGTTCATTCTCTTGACGCTCAAGTTTTGTTTATGTGTCACCTGAAAAATGAGATTGAATATCTGCTAATTTCTTCTCATGTTCTGTTTTGCGCTGAAGCTCACCACTTGAATATTGCAGTTCAATATCTTGCTTAACTTGCAAAAACTTAACCAAATCATTGATAGAAGTATCAAAGTCTTTAGTTGAGCCTTCAAAACCATTTGTTCCTGCAATATAGCCTTTTACATTTTGAACATATTGACGATTTACTGGTCCAATATTTGTGCCTTTATCTACATTGCCTTCGCCAGCATGGTAAGCAGAAATAGCCTTATCCCAAGAGCCAAATTTTTTGTAGAGAATTTGCAGATATTTAGCGGCCGCTTCTGCTAACTTTCCCAAATCAAATACATCGCCTCCAGTCAATTTAAAACGCTTAGCTGTATCATCAAGAAATTGAAATCCACCTTTTGCAGTACCATACTTGGTCATAGGGCCAACTGCATCCACTTTACCACGTGACTCCTGCATATGGACACCTGATAATAACCCTGGCAAAAGCCCATACTTACTTTCTAATCCATCGAAGTTGTATTTAGCAGCATTAGCCTTAACTTTTTCGTTGACCTGCAAGACTTTAAGCTGCTTCTCAAGCTCCTTAGTTTGATCTTTTTTCGCTTGGGTAATTGAATCCTCTTTTTCCTTCATTTTTGCGGAAATATCAGCAACCTTAAACATTTCCTGTGCGTAAGGAGTCTTAGTTTTAAGTGGATCAAAATTTAATGCTTTTAAAACCTTCAAGTTTTGCTCAATTAAGGCATCTGACTGCCCCATACTTTGCAATTTAGCCCTTGCTGCCATTTCTTTAATATCATCAAAAGCTCCTGACTTATAACTGTCATAGGCCTTTTTTGACTCTTCAAGAGCTTTCTTCTTAAGAAGGATGGAGTCTGTTTCGTCTTTATTTGCCTTTATAGCAGATGAAGTTTGATTGGTTAATGCTTGTTGAGCAGTTTTAACCTTTTTATATTCTTCATTAGCTTTTGCATGGGCTGTAGTCAACTCATCGATTTCAACTTTATGCTTTTTCTGCACTCCCGATAGATTGTTCACTGCTGTTGCAAATTCAGACGAACTTATTTTGCCCTTATTATATTCTTTGAACAGCTTATTGATTTCTCTTGCTGTAGATTCAGACACTGAGCCAGACTCTTCAAGCCATCCAATCATTGCACTCAAATCTGAATAAGCAACTGTATAACTAGTGGCCAACCTTTTAACTTGCTTTTCGAGCTCTCGCAATGTTGTACGTTTTTGAAGCTCATCTAACTTTGAATATTCTTCAACCAACTCATTTACAGTGCTCTTTTGTAAATCAAGTGTGGTAGTTGTATCTTTGGTACTATCTTTAAGCATTAGATATGAACCAGCAACAGCTGCAACAGTTAAACCTAATCCTACTGGTCCACCAAGAATTCCTAACAATCCACGACCAACCCCCATTGACATGTTTTGAGCGGCATTAACACGGCTTTGAGATGTAGCCAAAGCGTTTTGAGCAAGTGTTAATTCTGCAGTTACTTGTGTTTCAACTCTTCTAAGTTGAGCCATTCGTGTTATTGATGCAGTCCGACCAATACTATTGATTTGCTCCTTTAATCTTTGAACCTCTAAGGCTTTTTCAGCTGCAATTGCCGCCAAAGTTGCCTGTGTTGAAACAACACGAGCCTCTGCTGATGTGAGTTCTTGAGCAGCTGCTATCCGCTCTGCTTGGATAGCAGCATATTGAATAGCTGTCTGTTCAGTAAGTTGCTTAATTTTTCCATAACCCGCCATTGTGCTTGTATAAAGTGCTGGAATATAAGTTCCAAGCCAATAAGCACCACCGATCATGGCAATGTTCGTTACTGTATTTAAGTTTTCTGCAAGCAAGCTAAGTGAACCAGAAATAGTAGACGCAGCACCTGTAGCTTGCCCTGATTCTCCAACAAACTTAGTCACAGCATTAGACAACAGAGTGAAAGATTGTCCGATAGTGAAATTAGTTTTTCCAAAATCTCCTTCAATTGAACCTGACATTTTTTCAATTGCTTGAACCATCTTGTCAGTAGTCAATAATCCTTGAGAAGACATTTCTTTCAATTCAGCACGAGTTACACCTAAGCCTTTTGCAAACACTTCCATTAAGTAGCCAGCGTTTTCACTCATCGAAACGAACTCATCACCGTTTAATGATGATTTATCGAATGACTGGCCTAATTGGTATAAAGCTGCACTAGCTGCTTGAGCACTTGAACCTGAGTTACTAATTGATTTGGAAATAGACTCTGTGATCTTGGCAACTTTCTCTTGGCTTAAACCCAATTTTTCGCTGTTGTATTGGATCTTTTGATAGATGGTTGCAGTACCACCCCAAGCCGCACCAGATCGTTGAGCAATATCAAATGTATCTTGCATTGCCACATTTAAGGCTTTCTGATTAGTAGTTACTAGGCGCAAACGGTTGTTAAGATTAGTCCAATCATCCATCTTAGCAATCGCAGTACCAACAGTCACAACTCCTGCCAAATAACCTGCCAATTGACGTGCTGCCACTGACATAGAGTTCATTGAAGTGGTTGCGTAATTACCAGTGCGTTCAATACTTTGCAGCTCTCGATCTAATGCACGTGCATTACGTGCTGCTTGTTCTGAGCTAATTTCAATAATGAGTGTGCTACGTTGTTCGGGCATGACATTTCCTTTAGGCGTAAAAAAAGCGCTTAAGGGCGCATTGCGGACAATAAAAAACTGACCATTTGTAGGTCGGTTTATTTAGTAACTTCTATGATTTTTGCTATTGCTTGTAGTATTGGGGCAGCTTGCCATGCGAGTATTCCAGTAATAATCGCAGCCATTATTAAATAGGTCCAATCTCTTAAAGGTTTACTTTCTGATAACTTATTCATCACTTTATCAACCTGCATATTTAGGTTAAAATTCAATTAGGTTCTCACTTATTCCTGATCAATTTGTGGGAAACAAAAAAGCCCATCGACTGTGAATCGTGGGCTTTTTGCTTTTCTAATGCATTTAATTGGAGTTGTAATGAGCGCCACTACAACTAGACCATCATTTTTTATTCATTTCACTCAAATACTTCCCATCCAGCGCAAAAATACACTCAACAAAAAGCCCTCGATCTAAGTCGCAACCGTACACATCAAAATAGCTTTTAATGTCGGCAAGAGTTAGTGAGTCATAGAATCCACCGCCCTGAGGAAAAGTAATAAAACGTCGAGCCTTTGAAATTAAATTAAAGGCTTTGATTATGTGATCTGCCGTAAAGCTTGGCTCTAAACGCTCGGGTGGTTTTATGCCGAGCTTTTGGTAGACTTCTGCGGTTTTTTCTTCGCACCATTTGATGCTTCTTTGCTCGTAGTGCTTGAGGACTTTCCCACTTCTTCAACAATCTCTTCTTTTTGAGAGTCATGGATCACTTTAGCCTTTTCCATGATAAAGACAATAATTTCAAGCGATTGCTTCGAGCTTGTGCAAATCAGTTCAGCATTTTGCGCACTGTATTCGATTGGCTTTTTATCTTTACCAACTAGTCCAACCCATCCTAACAATAGATGTGAAACAGCTCGGTTAAAACCTAATTTGGCTTTAACTGCACCCTCATCTGTAACAGTCTTAATGCCTGCAAGCTCTTGCTCGGCTTGAATCCCATTGAGTTCAAGTGAACGCTGAAACGATGGCTTATCAATACTTGCAATGAGTAATTTCACGCCATCTTTAAAATCAAACCATTCTTGAACGTATTCAATGGACTTCTGTTCTTCGATTTCAATTAACATGATTAAGGCCCCGCAACTACAGGAATACGTGTAAGAGTTGGTGCAACATCCGCTACTGTAAAAGAGAATTGGGTAGTTAATACATCACCAGCGCCACCACTTGGCAAAGGCGCAGATACTTGAACCTTAGGTAGTTTGAGTGTGTATTTATTACCGGCAGTATCTTTCAATGAATATTCAAGACCGATCGGCTCATTTAAGAATTGTTTTTCGTAAAGCTCTGCAGTGTTTTTGGACCATGCAATTGTAAAGTTACCACTGCCTTTCATAATAGTTTCTAAGATTGCGGCAATGTTATTTTCATAGTCTAAGCACTTCTGAATTTGCATCGTATTATCAATGGTTAATTCAATCTGAGTGATGCACATTCCTGGTTTCTTTTCACCATCAATAAGAATGTCGCCGGTAGATAGACTAGTTAAAGGTACTGCATCCACTGCAGGTGTTACCGTACCAGTCGGTGCAACCTCATAAGCTGTGCGCTTCATTCCCATAATTGCGAATTTAGAAGTCACAATACCACTATCAGGAATTGATAAAGTCCATTGGTTAATGTGGCAACCAGTGAAAACTTGGAAGTTATCAATATCACTAAAGCCACGAATAATCGAAAGCGTTTTTCGAGTTGTACCACCAAATGTTAAAACGTTGCTATTCCAAGCATTAAAGGCAATTAGCTCTAAGACTTCATCTTGAATGCCATATGCCCATTCAGACTCAATATCGCCTTGCACCTCAACACCAGTTACCAACGTGCCAGCTGCAATACGAGAATCTTTAATCGTTTGAGATTCGGTGGTTTGTGCTGATGCATCTAAACCATTAGTGGTAAATGCAAAAGTATTCCAAGTTGTTGCAATCACACCAGATGATGCTTCAAAACCAACTCGGGTTAATTGTTTAGCTCCAGAACTCATTAAGTTCTCCTTAATTTAGTCGTAAAAAAACCTCCTTTAAGGAGGTAGGTAATAATTTACTCAGTGGCTAGGTTTCAATCTGATATTAATTTATTCTTGAAATACTCAAGATTTATTATTTGGGTAAATAGATGTGAATGATAACTTTGTGATATGGCCTCCACATTGTGAGCACTGACTATCAATTGTTGCAAAATAGATGCGCATTAATTCTGAGATTGACTTACTTTCTAAATCAGGTGGTGATCCAGAAGCCAGTTTTATATTATTTATTAACTCTTTGCGCTCATCTTTAAAGCGCAAGTAATCTGTATCCATCTCAATTCACCCTAAATTCTACTCTAACTATCTTAGCGTAAAAATTGTCATCATCCATATCTTGTGGCGCATGCACTTTATAAACTTCAAGAAATGAAACACCAAATGATTGAAGAAAATCACGCCATTGATCACACAGGTTTACCATATTGATTGTGCCTGTATTCTTTGGTGCAAAACATTGGATCGAAATAGTGCCTATATCACGTATACATGGCTCATTTCCAATTCCAGCTATTTGGCTGTCTCCATATTGAATATAGGCTTTGCACCATAGTTTATTTGTAGGCGGTACAAACGGCTTACCATCAACAGTTGGTTGGTTCGGTATTCTGAGATTCGATTTTTCCACTCCAGTAAATTGACCTATTTGCTTGTATATTGCTATTTCAGCTTCCGATAATGTCATCATTTATATCTACTCGTAACTGACTGGAAAGTTATTGAATATATGCCTAAAGGTGCTTGCCCAGAATGTCCATTTTCTAGAGCAACTGCATAGGGTAAATTATTACTAATAAAAACTCGCATACCTATTTGGATGCTTAGTACTTTAGCCATCCCATCTGCAATGGCTGTGGTACCTGATTTATCTATTTTCTGAAAATCTTTGGTGTAATCCACGCTACCAATTGAAACCCGATGATTACCTCTGAAAGTCCCTATATCAACTGGACTTTTAAGCACAACACCTTGAAGCATGGCAGCAGTTATTTTTCTTTGTAATTCTGTGCCATCACGCAACACTTGAAGTGTGAATTGTGATGGTCTTAATCCGTTCCACCCCATAAGCTTCACCCATTAAAAAACCCACCAAGGTGGGTTTTTATTTTTATATTACTATTAGTTCTAGAGCTTAAATTAACAATGATTTTTAATTCAAAACTTTAGCCCGAGCCATAATTTCATAAGGAATATCTTCTTTTAGAATAACTGTAAGTGTTTTTTCTTTTGAATTTGTATTTATATCATTCATATCAAGAACCGTCTTCACATCACTTGGACTTAATGAGTACATTGCACCTGTTGCAGGGTCAACAATTAATAAACCTATAAGACCACCAAAAAGAATATTTGCAACATACCATCCACTAACCGTTCCTTTCACATTAACAGTTTGAGTTTGATACCCTTCTTTAGAAAAAACCACTTGATAGCTTTCTGGTTTAAAATATCCCGCACCTTTTTTCAAGGTAACAGTTGCTGGAGTCTGACCTATATGAACTTTTTCACCATTTCTATTGGTTATGGAGATTTGAGCTGATTCTGGAACACTTTTAAATGAAACTGTTTGGCTAGATCCTGAAATAATACTTGCACAACCCGTAAAAGTTACTGATACAGCCAAAATAGATATTAGAAGTATATTTTTCATATAAACCCTTATGTTAATGCGTCTAAAGTTTGGCGCATTATACATAAAATTACATAATGAAACACTTTATTACTCAATAATGAAACCCTTACTTTAGGAATTCTAATTTCAGGTAAATTATTACGTTTTCATTGCCTATTAATGGCGCTACTAAACAAACTAAAACAGTTTAAATTTATATGTTTAAAACTAAAATTTCCTCAACTGTAAAACCCAAATACTTCCACTTGGATCTTTAACTACATTCAATACTTTGAATTGATCACCTGCCACCCAAACATCTTCAATCTGAGGAACACCATTTACTTCATTTTGAAGCACAGTAGCTTTTACATCTTCAACTTGATAATCAATAGGCTTTACCAAATCGCGCTTATATGAGCTAAATATACCACGTCCAGAGTATTGCTCAACGGTCACAGTAGGATAAGATTGTGTTTCAAAGTCGAAATCACCTGATTGGATTTCTTTGGAGCAAGTGAAAGTGGTGATAGCATCTGCAAGTTTAGTATTAAAGGCTTTAGCCACTTTAGATTGAATCTTATCTCTCATCCACGATACACCTTGAATGTGAATCCCTTAGGTTTTAGATCCAGCGAATTTATAAATGCTTTAGCAATCTGTTCAAATTCAGAAATTTCACGACTTCCTTCTACAAATGACTCTTCAACTTCAATTGTATCGGCCTTAACACGCTCGCTTGTAGTTTGCCGTGATACTCCTGAATAAATCACACCGGCTTTAATGCCTTTCACAATTTCACATGCTGCATCTTGCAATAAAGGATCTATTGGATTAGGAACAAAACCTATTTCATTCTTCATCCATGTATTGGCCAGCAAAACTAGACGAGCCTTATCACTATCATCGACAAAGTCAGCACCAAGGATAGATTCAGCTTCTGAAATAGTAATAAAGCTCATGGTGTTATTCCTTTGGCAATAGGGCCAGCAAGTCATCTTTTTTTGCATCAGATGAGAATGCGATGCCTTTCAGTTTGAGTACATCTTTAAGTTCATCTACTTTAAGTTTTGAATAATCCACTAACTGAAGTTCAGAGATACGTTCTTGCATTGCACCAACATCATTTTTAAAGGCAATAAATTCACCTTGCACGGTGGCTAGTTGCTCTTTTGTATTGGTTAGATCAAGTGCTACAGCATCGAATTGCTCAGTAGGTATCAAACCAGTCAAATCAGTAGGCTCACCGTGCAAAAGCTCAGTCTTTAATGATTCCAATTGTTGTTTTAGATCTTCATTCTCAACAACAACCTTTTCACATTCTGCCTTTGCGTCATCAATCACAGCTTGGAGTTCTGGTGTAATTCCAACCTCAACATCTACAGTTAAGGGGTTGATAGAAAGTTCTTCACCCTCACACAATTCATGCTGGCCAAGCTGAAAATCCGATTCGTTGATGATGCGAAAATCTTCACCATCTTTAATTTTTACAGTTTTTGCTAACATTGTTTATTCCTTAAAAAAGAAATGGGCGCAAGACGCCCAAACCATTACCCAATTAGCAAACCGATATGACGCTTAGTAACAGCCTTTACACCCCAAGCTAAAGCAACTTCATACACAACCTGTTTGTACTGGCGATACACCGATACTTCAAAAGCCAATCCAGTTAAAGGATCAACAATCGTAGTGCGGTCATCTGCGCTATCGCCACCTTCGGGTAGTGCAGGTGCACGTGTTGCTAATGCGATCGCAGAGCGAGAGAAAGCTACGTTCGGCGTGTAAGATGAGCCAAGAGTAATAACAGAATTATCTGCAGGTTCAATAATTAGCCCCGCATTTAATGAAAGGTTGGCACCAACCAGTCCGCCCGAAACATATTTATTAGTGTCACCAGCAAAAGTCAGAATGTCACCAGCTAAAACAGCACCAGTACCACCGTCAACAGTTAAAGTTTTATCACCAATTGCAGGTGTACCATTTACCAAGTAGTCAGCACCAGATCCTTTAGTGTGAATACCAATTGAATGAGAGTGGCGAATAGCAAAATTCATTACACGGTCAGTCATACCATTTCGTAGTAAATCAGCACTTCCAGCTTCATTTACTTTAAAGAGCTGTGATTGCTTACCACGGAAGTTACCAATTGCCGAATGTCCTAAAACTAACTGTAGGTCATTACGTGGTGCACCATTGCGCTCTAAAACACCTAAAATGCCTGAAAAGTCGGTCATATCAGCTGCTACAGCAAATGGAGTAGAGCCAGCCACACCATATGCACCACCAGCACCTTTATATGCTTCAAGCCAGCAATCATATTCAACTTCATTAATCAATGTCCGCATCGCTTGTGCAAAGCGATCAGCCATAATTGTTTGATATGTTCCAGCATTTTGAAGTGAGCGAGTTTCCTCACCATTCCAACGAATCGGCACATTACGAGATTTAGTAATCTTCGCAACTACATTATCAACAGTGCCATCACCAGCATTAGGCGCAGTTACACCAGGCACAGTATCTTGTGCGCCGGCAACTGTAGTTACAGGAATTTTTACGTCATCCCCCACGGCGGCACGCTCAATTGTACTATCACGCGTAACAGCTGGAATAAACCCTGTTAATTCACGAGATACGATATCCATAGCAGTGTAAAGCGTAGGTAGTAAACCATTTAAATTGTTAGCCATTTATTGGACTCCAAAAATAAGAAAACCTGCTAATGCAGGCTGTAAGATATTTACAAATCAAGATTCAATTTCACCGCCACTTTTCATAAATGATGCTTTATCAGTAGGGCTTAATTGCTCAAAACCTTGACGTGACATTGATTTGCCACCACCCTGCCCACTTTGACCATTAAAGCCACCACCACCTGCTTGAGAGCCTTTAAGTAAAGAATCTTTGTGTTGATATCCACCAACAAGAATCTCTAAGGCTTCATCAAAACCAGCTGCATCACCATGATTGGTACGTGAATAAATCTTTTGACCGTTGTTGTCATAAGCAGTCGGCTTTCCATCTTCAACTTTGAAGTTTTTGCCAAACATCGCTTGAAATACATCCGCAGGAACAGCTGATTTATCTGCAATATATTTAGATCGAGCGAATCCACCACCAATTAATTCACTATGTAATTGCTGTTGATATGTGTCACGATCTTTGGTTAATTGCTCAATTTGTGGATTATATTTTTGTTCGAATGACTGTGTTACTGATGCAATCGCTTCATTACGAACACGCTCTGCTTCACCAGCATCAATCAATTTTTTAGCATCAAGATTCTGGACAGTAGTCAAAGCTTGTTTGGCTTTTTCAACATCAAGACCTTCAAATGCTTTCAAGCTAGTTTCTGCTGCTTCTTTTGCTTCACGATGGGTTTTAGCTTCCGCATTTAAAGAACTGATTTTTTGTACCGCATGGGCAGCATCAAAACCTACTTCTTTACCATCATCATGAATATAAACAGGCAAACCTTGCTCGTTCACTTCAGCGTATGTTTTACCTTCAACAACTACAGTTTTGATTTTCATAGGTTTCCACCTTTCAAAATTGAGCATCCGCTCGTTGCGCCTTATTCATCCGAATTTCAGGCAATAAAAAACCGCCTTTCGGCGGTCGTATTGATTTTAAAAAAATTAAGAAATTACTGATAACTCAATAATTGCAAATTCATAACCTTCAGATTCTAAATTTTTGCCTAAGCTTTTTAGATGTTCTATTGCATTTTGTCTTGAAGTAAAAAGACCAACATTAATAACATTATGCTCAAGCCCATCCTCAATTTTCAGGTCAAACGTTTTAAGATAAAAATATTTTTCTTGCATTTTTAACCCCCTTAAAATTAAAAGACTTTATACATAGTTAAGTTATACCTTAAATAATCTTTACTTCGTTTTAAATAGTTTTACAAATTGTAATTACAAACTTAAATCATTAAGAGTTTTGATATCATTTTTTCTCAATTCCTTAAGCGTGAATGCCTTTCCACTTAATGGATCAACAAATTTATCAATTGAAAAACCACCTTCTGAATAGAGTTTGTATTTCGATGGACCTAACCATTCTTTTTGAAAAGATTCATCCTGACGAGCAAACCATTCTTTATACGTTAGATTCGCATCCACCTGACCTATCTTGCTTTCACGTTGATCTTTAGGAATATTTTTGACAGCTCTCTTATCTGAAACGAAAGGACGTATACCAGCTAAATCACCATCTTTATCACAACCTACTTGAATAGTTCGGCAACGGCGGTGATATGGTGGTTTCTGATGACCTTCCCCAATTTGTTGTATGCGTCCATCTTTGGCAGCACAGCCTAAACTTGTACGCCCATCCAAAGTTGCCACATCTTTTGTGTAGTTGAAGCCTAATGCTTTCCAAGTATCCAGATATGAAATATTACTGACATGTGATCTTGCAGTTCTAACTTCGGCATCTATCGCATTACGGGTCTGATTTAATAAACCATCTGAGTAATTTCGCTTTTTAGTCCCCTTGATCCGTTGAACAATTTTCTGACTCGTTTGTCCCTGGTAAATACCATCACGAATAACATATTCAACCTTTTTACGGACATCCTCAGCAATATTTGGAAAAATCAGATCGATCAGCTGACCTTCAGCATAAGGAACTTTCCTAAACTTATTAAAAAGCTTGTCACCTTCTAATTTAGGTTGCTTCTTTTCAGCTAAAGCATAAATAAATCCAGCCTCATGAACTGCTAAAGCAATTGCTGAAGCTGTAAATATCTCAGGAAGTACGACAGAAATTGATTGCTGCCAATTCATCAAAATTCCTAAGATATCTTTCAATGAAGAGGTCGCGTATTTACCACTTGCCAAAATCGTCTTTTCAACTTCGTTTAGATCGATTAGCAAATTTTGAAGCTTATTTAACATCTCGATAGTTAAACCATCAAAAGTTTTTAAAATTTCATTAACTGATGCTGAAGAAAGTCGTTGAAGAAATGAGTTGTGTTGATTTAAGGCATCAAGTACTGCTTGTTGGATCATTTGATCTTTCATAATCTACACCTTGGTATGGCTGATAACCACCTAATGGCTTGCTCATCCGATATTCATCTATCTTTTTCTCGATATCTTCCCATTTAGCATCTGAGAACGTTCCAGTTTGCTCATATTGATAAAGAACTTCTGGTGGTATTAACTCACCTTGCACCATCTCTAAAATCAGTTTTGAACGCTCTACGCTGTATTTCTGCTTATTGAAATCTTGTGAAATCACATAAGTTAATTCATCTGGTTTTATGTCATGGTTAGGTAATGCAAATTTCGCGCACCAACGCAAAGCCATTTGAAGTGCTTCACTAATGTTTGATACTGCCAAAGAGACGACAGAATGCTGAATAGAATCCTCATTATCCGCTTGTGTGGCAGTTTTATTAGCAGATCCTACTTCAATTAGGCGAGCACCCATTTCTTTCATTTGCCCCCATTTGTCTGTCATCAATTGTTTGGCCAAGTTATTACTTTCTGCTTGTACAATTTCAATTTTGGTTGGGAAGCCACGGCGCGAACCCACAGTTAAGCCTTCATTCTTTGCAATTTCGTATTGCTCACGAGTCACATCAGGCATTGAAATAATGGGTTGGCCAACAACAAAACCTGATTCTTCAACATCAGCGCTGTTCCGGTAATGAGCAAGGTTTAAATCTGCGAGTTCAAGCAAAGGTGCGTTATCAATTTCATCTGTATTATCTACAGCTCCACAAAATGTGAATGGAATATATGACCAGGCTTTGCCATGATAATCTGTAGGAGTATATTTTTTATCTTCCACCCACTCGCCTTTATCATTCTGCTTATAAATTTGAACAGTATAAGTATGCCCAGTCTCACCTTCATCTAGTCTTAAAAATCTATATTGTTTCTTAACGTCACGGCCAAAACCGTCGGCAGTACGTGTAGAGACAGTTTCAAGAATTTTTACGAAAGAAAGCTTTTTTTGATTGCCCAAAATAATATGGTCCCAATCTTCAACTGAGGCTGCTTTTAAGATATGAATCATTGGAAATGCATTCTTTTGTTTATCTTCCTCCCGGTTACGACTGGGAGCTACTTCTGGATAATCAACATACACACCACAACGATAATGCTTGAGGATTAAACTCAACATATATTGTGATGTTTGGAAAATAGAACGCCCAGATCCATCGGCATTACGATCTAAATACTCTAATTCTTCAGGTCGTTTGAAATCAGGAAGCTTATTAAAAGCTAAACCAATGTTGCTTTTCAGAGTTCTGCCAGTTACACCATAAAATACAGCTCGATCCAAATACTCTGTATATCTGTCATCTTCTTCAAAAGTTTGTGGAACAGGTAAATAACGTTTTCCTTTAGCTTTAACTGCAGTCTGCCCTTTACAAACATCATCCACTTTTGTCCAAGCATTAATATTTGCACTATATTCTGTGTGCAGTGATGTTATTCCTGTCATTTTCTTCGTCCAAAAATAGAAATGTCTTTAAGGCTGGTTACAGGTTTTATAATCGGGAATCGCTTTGCTAATGGATAACCACCAGCATCTCCTACATGATCTAAACCTGATTTTTTATCCGGCATTCCAAAATCATCATAAATTTGCTGTTCTAGCGTTTCTGTAAAACGGGGGCATTTGTTGGTATTTACTTTAAGTGTTCGCTCACCCTCTGCATTAAGAATCAGAGCATTTACTGCGTTAATCCGATCTTTAATTGCAGGGTTTATTCCATCCACTTCAATCCTAAAACCCTTATCTCGTAAAATTTGGTGATCTGACTCACTGCTATTTTTAGATGATGTAGATTGCCCTGCTGCATCAGGAATTACTGTCATTTCATGAAATGGAAAGCGCTCAATAAGTAATGTTGCCATTGTTGGTGTATCTCTCACTCCAACCATCTCGTCCAATGCTAGGGGCTTACCATCACGTATGACATAAATTACTGCAGCCATTTTCAAAACGTTAAAGTCCATACCAATGAGTAAAGACTCATTAGGTCTAATCTCTTCATTGGTATGATTTAATTTTCGATCAAAATCAGGATATACAGCGCCACTAGTTAAGTTTACGAACTGCCCTTTTAAATATGCAGAAATGAGCTGAGGTGGATAGGACTCGAATAACGAAGAAATATAATCATCAGGTAAATTTGCTTCATTATCGTAGGTTGAAGCCTGAATCATTCCGTAAAGTGCTCGTTTCTGAGGTGTTGAGTTAGCCTCTTTTACAAACTGTTCATGTGTAAATTTAAATCCCTCAGGTGTGGTGGCCACATCAATACCATTGATTAAACCCGCTTGCTTATAACGCATACGAGCAATGATTTTTCGCCATGCTTGTTGTGCCTTAAGCGTAGGCATGACATCAAGTTCATCAATTAGCCCATGACCAATTTTAAAACCAACAATTGTTTGAGGCTTTTCCATTGAACGGCAAATAACTGTACTTCTGTATTGGCGACCATAGTAAATATCAACTTCCTTATTTGACTCATAAATCTTAGTCTTAAGGCCCCAGTCAAAAGCAACTTCATCTATGGTAGGAAAGAAAATATCTCGTATCTGAGGATAGGTTGGTGCAAAGTAGCCCAAAGGTACTTTCGGAAATTCCCAAGACTTATCACAAAGACTCGAACAGTCCACCCAAGTTTTACCAGATCCAAATCCTGCGACAAATGCACGAAACTTATTTTTGAGCTTTAGAAAATTAGCCTGAGGTACATTCAGCGTCGGATTTATGTTCGGCATTTTCTTTACTCGCATCAACAACCTGAATAGTTACTTTTACTGGTGTAGGATCATCAGCGCCTTCACCATCTCCGTTTTTAATTCTGTCTATTTCAAGCTGTTTAAGCTGCTCATCTAATAATTGAATTTCATAACCATGCATTTCATCCTTAACCTGTTTAATGATGCTCTGTTTTTTTACTTTATTATTCTTCCAATCGACATACATCTTTTGGAGTTCATTAAGGCGTACCGCTTTATTGGCTAATGGAATGTCATATATATTTTTCTTGAAATGTTCGCGTGTATGTTCAAAAAGTGTCTTAAGCTTCTTACTCATTCCTCTGCATGTTGCTTTTGTTGGATCATATGAGGCAACTTGCTGCCGTTCAATTTCAATACCAAATTCTTCTCTTACAGCATCTACAACTTGTTGAGGGGTTTCAAAGCAAGCAAGAGACTGAACTATAAAGATTTTCACAGGCTCTTTTAGTGCTGCCATAAACTCACCTTCGTATAGCTACGTATAGCAAAATAGCCAAAAAAAAGAGCCTCAAGGCTCAATTAATTAGACATGTTCCGCAGCACTTGGAAATATTTAAATCTGATACAAACGGCGGGTTTTTAGCGACCTCAACCAATCTCTTGACGTTCTCGCTTGCACCCCACCGTTTGACCACCCCGATAAATTCCTCTACATCATGGCCAGATAAATAATGTTTTGGTAAGCCAGTGTGATCGCTGTAGAGTATTTCCCCATCTTCATCACGTTCTACACCAATGTGATATAGCTCATGCTCAATCAAAGCACAAAATTCACGATCGTTTGCACGTTCACAAAAGCTTGCATCAACCGTAATGAGATATATAGGTACAAACCCAAACCAGTCGCGCATTTGTTGTTCTTGTCGAGCTTTACGCCATCCACCCTGATTAAACATTACTTTTTCACACTGGCCTAACACCATCCGTTTTTTAGCTACGGCGGCAGATGATGCCCAAGCGAAAGCTAAGAATGTTTCATCATCATGTAATAGCTCTGCTATGTGGTCATGGTCGGGATTATGAAGCGCACCGCAATGAGTTAGAAAGTTAGTTACAACCCATTCTTTTAGATCCACGGCGGGTGCCAAGCGAATAGCTTCTTCTTCATCAGCATGATCAATTAGCTCTGTTGGTGGAAATGGTCTGAACTGTTCCATTTTCTAATCTCTCCAATTGATATTTAATCCAATCAATTACATGACCTGAAAGAATAGAATCAGGATGAAATCGCTCAATCTTGTACTCCATGTCTTCAGCTAGATCATATTTACTGAATGCATTTGCTATCTTTTTACCGCCACGGCCAACTGACCAAGGACTTCCTACAATTTCAATAAGAAGATTTAGCTTCACAATATAAAAATCAAACCGCCAATTTCTAGTTGATTCAAACTGAAATTTTCTACGATAGCCTATTAGGCTTTCTTGCAACTCTTGAAACAATGCTTCTTCAGCTTCTAAATATTTTTGTGTTGCTTTAGGCAGTGGTCTTGTTCTTGGTTTTGTTTTAACTATCTGCTTTTTAGTTAGGCTAGTGTATTGATTAATTTCCATGTAATTTAATTCTTATATTTGCAATCCATTCTTTTAATTGGATAATTTTACTATCAATCATAATCATTTCATCTCTGGTCATTAATCCACGAGATAAACACTGATATTTATTAATTTCGGATTGATAACGCTTGAGATTAGCTATAGCTTCAAGTTTATTCATCTTCCCACCTAAAAAAATAAAAAACCCCACCAATATCTAGAATTGAGCAGGGTTCTTTGTGCCGTAATCCGTTCGGCTAAAATCTCACTCAGTTATTTGGCTGAGTGAGTGTTGAATAAATTAATAATTTGTAATTATTAATTCGTTGCTTCTATTACTCTTACTCTGTAGGTCAGAACCAATCGAATAAACAATTGATGTTGATTCCATCTTAAACCCTGCGAAGATTTCTCGAATCTTCGGGTGATCATTAATTGAAAGCATCACCTTGCCTTTCGCTTTTTTCATTTTGTCAGCTAAAAGTTCATATTGTTCAATTGGAAAATCTACACCATAACCTGCCGTGTCTAAATACGGGGGATCAGCATAAAAGAGTGTATGTTCACGGTCATAACGATCAAAACAGTTATCCCAAGGAAGGTTTTCAACATAGACACCGTCTAATCGCTGATTCGCCAGCCTTAGATTCTTTTCAATATTTGATCTATTAATGGATCGTCCAGTTGTTGCATACCCAAAATTCTGCCCTGTAACCTTTCCACCAAAAGCATGCTGTTGGAGATAAAAGAATCTTGCAGCACGTTGAATATCAGTCAAAGTATCGATGGCTTTCGATTTTTCCCATGCAAATATCTGACGGCTAGTTAAAGCCCATTCAATCTGGCGTACAAATTCATCTAAATGATTCTGAACTACCCGGTACAAATTAATGAGTTCGCCATTTGAGTCGTTAATAACTTCTGTTTTAGCTGGCTGATCTCGCATAAAAAATAATGCTGCGCCACCGCAAAAAAGTTCTACGTAACAAGAATGGTCTGGGAATTTTGGTAATAATTCCTTAGCAAGCCGAGATTTTCCACCTTGCCAAGGGATAATTGGTTTGTTTTTTGGTTTAATCTCCATGTTTTTCCACTTTATAAGGTCGCTCAGGGCAATCTAGTGGGGCATTCGAGATGCTCAAAAAATTAATTGTTTTACATCGAGGACATTTAATTTCTAAGGTTGTATAAATTCCCTTACCTAATAAACGTCCACATGACCGACAATTGATTAATTGCATTAATTATTTCCTGTGCAAAAGCATAAATTTTTGATAGCCTTTGCCAGTCGTGATCACGATGGCTGGGCTTGGCTTTTGGCAGGTCACATCTGTCAAGAGATCGGCACACTGTTCCCGCAGTGTGTCGTTCCCAGTTCTAAACGGCAAAAACTCGGTATCTTTTATGATCCGAGTTTTTTTTGCCCTATCCTTACGGCTTTCTCACGTGGGGCATAACGCTACTCCCTACTTTGATCGCCACCTAATAGGCACGGTACTAATCAATTTTCGGTTTCGATATAAATTTATGGTGTGGGACATCACTCCCAATTCTGATTGTTACTTTCCTACAAATCCTATTCATGCTCGATGAACTACATGGGTTGTACTCGCTTTCGTGGAGTCTAAACGTTATTAATCAATTCTGATTAAACTAAAGTATTCACATATTCATAGTTTTTTCCTCTAGGCATTAAAAAACCCCAACGGTGTGGGGCTTATTAATTTAGTAATTAATTATTTCTTAATATCAGAGGTAGCTGCATAAACATTATTTTTACACTGATAAATTACTTGTCTGTTAAAATTCATTAATATCTCAATTTCATTATTACACCTTCCAATTTCCAATCCATACTGTAACTGATTTAAACCACGGGTTTTTAGGTATCTAACTCTTTCTAAAACATTATTATTGGCATTTAGAAGTTTTTTGACAAGAAATTCTATATCGTTTTTGAAAATACAGATATAAATAAACGCATCTTTCCTGAGATTAAAACCGAATGATATACCATCTGTATCTTTAAATAATGGAGATAAATCAATATAGCTTCTATCAGAAAGAAGACACGCTGATTCATTAAAAGTGTAAATATTTACAATATGATAAAAATTTTTATAATTAAAATAATTTTCTACTAATATATCAAGTATATATTTATCATCTTTTAGAGGAGTAATCATTAGAAAAATAATTTTTAGCCATTTTCTATATTGATCTTCATTAATTTCAAAATCATTCAATATTTTAATAGGGATAGTAAAACTATCAATAAGATCATAATACTCTTTCAAGCTTTGATCGACTGGAAAGTAACCACTTATATCTCCGAAATTATTTATTGTTTTTATTATACAGAATGGATTTCTAATCATATTCAATAGTTTAGATTTAAATACATAGATAAAGTTTTCATATTCATTACCCTCTTTATTCAACAAGAGATTTGTATGTGTTATGAGATCTTTCTCTAAGCGATTAAATAGGTTTTCAAAACATAACCTATTACCATCACTAAATGTCCCAAATGTAAATAAATCCATATAACTTAAATTATCTATCGCTTTAGGAGTAGAATTGTTGCTCAATGCAATATGAAAAGTTTCTCTATCAATTACATCAAATGAATTTATTTTTCTTTTAGTTCTTTTAGTGACCTCTGGATTACATTGATTTAAAGTTTGTTCTGCCACTGAAATAAAATGCTGATTTATAGTGTTTTTTTCAAACATAATAATCCCCCAATGTTGTTAGGGACAATTCTAAAGCAAGAACGTAAAAAAGCCCACATTTCTGTGAGCCTATTGTCTACAATTCCAAACCTTGACCGCAAAATTTACAACTTCACGCTCATCTTCCCAATCAATTTGATTGCATTCATCTTCCATTAGATGTGGCCATGGTCCAATATCACTACTTGGAGAAGTTGCTCCACATTCGTGACAGCTTGCTTGTGCACTCCATTGAGTTTGTTTTTCCCCACAAACTTCAAAATCCATGATTTTAGAATCAACAACAATAAACTCTTCTGAACCCTCACCACACCATGGGCAAGGTAAAGCTTTTACATCAGGGCGCATATTATTTTCTTGATCAGCATGCCAACGATTTTCCATCTAAGCCTCATAAATATTCAGACAAAAAAAATACCCACTGATGGAGTCGGTGGGTATGGAAATCAAAAATGTTTGGTCTCGGATAAACCGTAATACGACCAGTATAGAAAAATATACCCTTTATTTTGGGACTATGCAATCACAAATTATATTCTTCAGCCACAAAATGAAAATATCCTCTTAAGTGGGAATCTAGATCAATTCTCCAATCCCCTAAAATTTCTAATGCTACCTTTTCGTATTTATCATAAGTTCTTAAATAAGCTTTTCGATCAATGCTCATACAAGAAATTCGATGCCGCTCTGATTGATTGTAAGCATTTTCTTTTTTCCCTTCGCATTTACTGCACTCAACATGCTTTTTTTCATTTTTTGAAAAGACAAACCCTTTCCCATTACATTTGGTGCACATACCTCGTTTGAATAAAAATTGAATAAGCGCTGAACGTGCAACACCTTTTGCAGCTTCTTTAGTTGTTATCTGTTTGGTTTTAAAACCATCCTCTTTAAACTTTAAGCGAATTTCAGAAGTTAGTAGATTGTGAAGTAAAGCAAAGTGACGATCTGTAGGATTGATCGAACGAACTAATGCCCATAACATTGAATAAACTTCTGGACTCATATCTTGCATCATTAGAGCAGCACTATTTGCCTTACTTCCAAATGTTGATGGTCCACCTACACCATCCTTAAAACCATCCATTGTTTTTTGTGCTAAGTCGAGCAATGTAAAATCGACTTTTGAGAGACTTGGAGTAAATAATAAACGGCGTAAATCGTGAACTATAGTCTCCTTTCGATGTTTCTCAAATTTTGCTGTTGCTGTCATAAACTCACCCTATCAACCGTCTAATTTCTTCAATCGCTTTACCGCTCTTTACCTGCTCAGTGCTATACCTAAACACTGAATAACCCAACTCTGTGGCTGAGTTATACTTTTCCATATCTGCTATGTAGCCTTTACCTCTTGTATGCCTGCCATTGCTCCAAATACCTCCTTCAACTTCAATTAAAATCTTGGTACCAGTAATATGAAAATCAGCCCTCCATTTTCGATTTTCATTGAACTGATACTCTTGTTCATATCCAATTCCATAAACCTTGAGATGCTGGATTAATACTGCTTCGCCTTCACTTACAACACGTTCTTTTTTAATCAAATTACGGCGCTTAGGCTTCCTTTTCTTTGTCGCATAATTCTTCAAATAATCAGCAATAGAGATGCTAGACAAAATCAACCATCCTCCCAATCTTCATATTGATCGTAAAGTTCAGATTCATTTTCTTGTTGATCTCTGAAATGAACGCAGCTTGGGCATAGAAACTCCGAAAACTCAGGCTCATATCGAACATCATTAGCAATAAAGCAGTCCATGCACACTGGTATAGATTCAAGTGTCATGCTGCACCTCTTAGAACTTTCTCATGCGCAAAATTCGAAATAACTAAAGCCTTTGCAACATAAGGAGAAACTGAATTTCCAACCATTCTGTTTTGCTCAGTCTTAGTTAATTTGATGGTTTGTCCTAACTCATCAATGCCATAACTAAAAATGTATGTGCTTGGAAAACCTTGCGCTTTAAATAATTCAACTGGCTGTAACATTCGCAAACCAATATCTATGATTTGGTGCAATACACCTTTAATCATCACTAAACCAAAACGTTCTTTTGCCGTTATTGTTCTTAATGGATCACTTAGACTATTCCCATCTTTTTCATTGCCATAAAATGCTGTCAGAAATGCTTGAACTGCTGCAAAGTGACCTGCACTTGAAGTAATGGTGTGTAAGGGTTCTTTTGGATCTTGCCCAATACAACCATTTCTAAGCTTTACCAATGTGCCTGTAACAAGGCTGTTGTGATCTTTGGCAGTAATGGTACTAACTGGATCAGTTATTTCATTTCCAACGACACCCGTGTAATGCTTTGCCAAAAATGCAGTGACTAAAGCGTGATGTCCACCTTTCACTTGAGCGCAAATTGTGCGTAAGGGTTCATTTGCAGGCATACACCGAGGTGTGGATGTATTTGCAATCTCAGTCATTAACGGTGCAGCAATTTTTTCATTTTTAATTACATAAGGATCTGGATTATTAATAATATGACGAACAAGGCCAGTTGCTACACGGCGACATGTTGCTTCTGCTAAGGCTTTTTTTCGGTCAAATATACTTGGACAAGGAATTGACCAATCGATGCATTCTGCAGCCGAGCGCCATGGTTTTAATCTGCCATTTTTTACTGCAACCGAACTTGGATCTCCATGTGTAGGTTTTGGCCAAACAATTGGTAAGCCATCTCGACGAGCTACCATGAAAAACCTTTTTCGAATTGTAGGTGCCCCATAGTCACATGCTCTCAATTCACGCCATTGAACCTCATATCCTTGATGGCGCAAGGCATTTACAAAACTTCTGAATGTCTCACCTTTATGCTTAGGACAAGGTTTTCCATCTTCAGTTACGCGCCCCCATGTTTTAAATTCCTCAACATTCTCAAGCATGATGACACGTGGACGTGTTTTAGCTGCCCATCTTAGTGCGACCCATGCAAGTCCACGTATTTTCTTTTCAACAGGTTTCCCGCCTTTGGCTTTTGAGAAGTGTTTACAATCAGGGCTTAACCAAACCAAACCAACTGGCTGATTACCAGTAACCTGAATTGGATCTACATCCCACACTGACTCACAATAATGCTTTGTTTCAGGATGATTAGCTCGATGCATTGCCAGAGCTTTTTCATCATGATTTATCGCTATGTCCACAGGTCTACCAAATGCCTGCTCAAGTCCTGTTGAAGTACCCCCGCCACCTGCAAAGTTATCAATGATCAATTCATGGGGTAATAGGTTAAAATTCATGCTGATTCCCTCATCCGTTGATCACCCCAATTGCATTCAACCAGTGTCAAACCGCCTTGTTGGAATCTTGACCACAACCGGTCACCCAAATCTTCTTTGAGTTGATTGAGAGTGAAATTTGAGATAAGCATTGTTGATTTCATTGCGTCATAACGAGCGTACAAAACCTTATGAACAAGCTCTAAACGCTTTTCACGGTCATGTAGACCATATTCATCAAGAATAAGTAGATCGTACTGTGTGAACTCATAAATCAATGATTGCTCTGATTGATCTTTAGTGTCCTTATCCCATGCATTCATTATTTTTTGAGCTAGGTCTTCGCTTGTGATGTATCGAACGTAAATACCTTTGTTTAGAAGAGTTCTAGCCGTTGCACAACTCAAATGAGTTTTCCCTGTACCAGTTTTGCCTGACATGATGAAATTTCTTTTATCACCTGCAATCATTAACTTTGCAAAAGACACACTTTCCGATAAAGCTTTTTTTTGTCCAGGTAATTCTGGATTCACGATGTAATTTTTAAATCCTGAATTTTGGTGACGTTCAGGTATCATTGCACCCGCAAAATGATTATCACGAACCATTTGATCCACTTCAGCCTGATGCTCAATATTGCCAGTTAGAACATCTGAAACGGCGCATTCAGGGCAGGTTTTAAAAGGTCCTGTCTGAATCATTTGAACATTGTGTTTAGTGCAATATGCACTTACTTTTTGAAATTCCATTAAGGTCATAGCGTTCATATGAAGTCCTCAGGTATTTCAACGTGCTCAACAGATCCACTGTATTGAGGGATGTCATTCCATGCATCATTCACATTGCGATTTACTAATGGAGATTTGTTCTTAATCGATCTAGATTGTTTTTTAGAAGTGGATTTTAAAATCTGATCCTCAAACTCTTTGAGCAACCAAGTAACAAATTTTCGAGTTTTTTGGTTTTCAGTGAGTGAAATTTTATCTTCCCAATGCGCATTAAAATTTCCTAAGTGAAAATGAAAATCAGGCATTGATAAAATTTCTTCAACGCGCTGACTGAATTTTGTTTGACGGATGATTGTTTTTAAGAATTCAGGATTAGGTTTCCATGAATCGTCCTGAGTCGAATTTTCAGACAGATTCTCTTGAGAGTTTATATCTGTAGTAATCTCTGTAGTATTCTCTGTATTTGTCCCCCTTTTGAAATGGGGAGCCTCCCTATTTGAAAAGGTAGACCCTCCCCATTTAGAAAGTGATAGGGTGGTCACTTCAAAAAGCACAGGGGTGATTAACTCAATAAACAAAACATTGTTATATTTCTGACTGTTAGCTTCGATTGTTCGAAAATGGCGCTTAATTACTCCAAATTGCTCAAGACGATCTAAAGCCTCTTTTACTTGCTGTTTTGAAAACCCGTATTGATCAGAAAAGCTCTGATAAGAACGTTGCAAAAGATCAGCTTTAAACTTCTTTTTCATGCTTATAACTTGACCAGAATCCTCATCACGAACCACAGTTGGACGATGCCAATACACGATTTCAGAGAGTAAAATAACGGCGTTTACATCAGGTTTTCCATTCTCTAGTCGAAATGAATTAAACCAATTTGTTGGCAACACATTTCCCTCTAAATGAACACTCCCTACCTGATCAACCACCTCATGCCCGGTACTAAAATAGTTCATTTAGCACCACCTTTAGGCTTTACATACCCACCAAATGAAATGACCCGATCCGCTCTTATCAAACTTGTGATAACTTGACTGGCCAACCAAATTGTAATTTTGAATCGGTAAGCCATTTTTTGAGACAGTTCCTCTTTTGTTACTGCCGCATTTTCTTCGTTGTAACCACGCATTCTTAAATTGTTTTTCTTAATCTCATGTAAGCTATCTAAAAGCTCTAATGTTGGCTCATAGAAGGACTGAATCTGCTGAAATTGCTTGTGCTCAGGTATTGTTTGAAAGCGACTATTCATGAAACCTCCGCGAGAGCTTGTTCAGCTTCAGTTAAAAGGCGATTGGCTTGAATTTCTGCTGTTGTAACTGGGCGAATCTCTTTTGATGCAACAATGATGTGATGATTCTTTGATTTAATTGACCATAGTCGTTCTGTTGCTTTACCCTTCACTTCAAACAAATCATTTGAGTAAAAAGTTCGGCAAAGCTTGGTGAGCACAACAACATAACCAGGTAAAAAATCCGAATCACATGCTTTTGGGCTAGTTAATTCCTGCACCAGACAAGTATTACACTGCTCGTCTTTAAATTCCGTGCATTTGCCAGCGCATGGATGTTTTGATATATTTGGTTTCATTCGAAATACCTATGTTTTTTGAATAGTGGTGAACTACAAAAGCCTGATCTAGACCATCAGGCTTTTTCTATTTCGGCACCTGATGTAAATTTTTTCATTTGCTTAAGTGCCGCTTGGTCTACAGCAGTCGCTAATTCAATTAAATTCTGTGTGAGTTGGTGTATTTCTTCATATTCTTGAGGTGTTACAACACCATCTTCATAAGCGTCATAAACAACTTTGTTTGCTTTTCCTGATTTGATGTTGTGCTGCATCATTGCTTCAAAGATAGAAAGCTCATGATGTTTACTACGATCACACTCAACAGGCAGCAATGCATAACCAAGCTCATGCGCCCAAATTTTTAACAATGCTGGGTTTTGCGTGTAATACAGAATTGCTTCTAATTTTTTGATGCTTGGTAAGTGATTCGGCATATTGATATTTGCGTAATTGCAAACTGTGTTATGCGAATCCCCTATTACTTGAGCAATGTCTTTAGGAGTAAAACCCGGTGTCTTACTTATCATTTGCCAAATTGCGTTTTGAGCTTCTCGGCTTAAATTGATTTCCATATGTGAATCCTTTTAATCATTCACGTTTATCTTTCATCAATAAAAGTAAATAATTTTTGTATGTAGATTTAATTTGACAAAGCTTGGCGATCTGCTTTGAGTTTTCCGTAAGTTAAAACCTCAAAAGTTGCTTGGGTTCGTGGGGGAATTCCTTCTTTCTCCCATTTAGTGATCCCTGAACGGGCTTTGTTTATTTTTTTAGCTAATTGAGAGTTATTTTTGACTTTATAAAACTCTCTAAGTTGCTCGACATTCATATTCAACGACCTGAACAAATCAATTCAATTTATTGAACTATATGTTCAAGTAATTGTCAAATATTTTGTTCATAATTTTGAACACGAATTAATGGATTTTATTTAAATGGCTTCTTCGGTATCTGATCGTATTCAAATGAAAATGAAAGAACATGACATTTCTCAAGCTGATATTATGAGAGCAACTGGAGCAGCTAGAGGAAGTGTTTCAGGCTGGGTAAATGGCAGTAACAATCCTAGTGCAAATTATTTAGACTCTTTAGCTGAATGTTTAAAAACAACTACAACATGGCTTTTGACAGGAAAGGATACTGAATCCTCAAAATTTAAAGTAAATACCATGGAAAGTAATGTTTCATTTATAGATACCCCATTGAGACAAATTCCATTACTTGATTATGTGCAAGCTGGTTTATTTCATGATGTTGGCTACGATGGAATTAATCCTATAGGTACATCATGGACCACATATATAGGTTCCAAACCTGAATGCATTTTTTCTCTGAAAGTTGAAGGCTTAAGTATGTCACCTTTATTTATGCCTGGTGATGAATTAGTTGTGGATGGTGCTCTTGAAGCAAAGCCAGGTTCATATGTTATTGCTCAAGAAGTTCAACATGGGATTGCTAGAACAACTTTTAAAAAATACAGAGTCATAGGTGTAAATGAATTTGGGGTTGATATAATTGAGCTTGTTCCTTTAAATCCTGATTATCCAACTTTAAATTCCCTCCAAATTGAAATTTCCATAATCGGAGTTGTAGTTCGCCATAACCGTGAAGTTTAAAAATTAACAAATATAATATTAATGTAGTTAATGTGGTTCACCTTCTTGTACAAGCTCATTTTTATGAGCTTTTTTTATTTGCGCTAAATTCAATTTATTGAACATTTTTTAAATAAAAAATTGAACAAACTATTGACATAGTAGTTCAATTAGTTGAACATAATTATCACTAGATAACAAAAAAGCGCACAGACCTCGAAATCAAATGCGCTTTTTCAATACAACAGGTGAATTATGAACACAAAACCAAATTCAATCAATCCCATTGTTACACATCGTACACAGCCTATGGGTTTTCTTAAAGTCGCTGCAATAAGTGGTTTAGTCACTTTTGGTGCTGTTGGTCTTACATATGATCAAAAGGCCACTGAATACAAGCCATCAGTATCAGCTCCGAATACTACTCCATCAACTTATAGCGTTAGCGCTTTAAAACTTACCTCTGAAACTTCGGGCAAAGCAGTTATCAAACTTGATAGCTTCCTAGTTTTAGTCAGCTTTGATTTTGAATCTCATCCAGATAGTTACGGTGTACCTGGTTCTGAATTTACAGCCGTTGATATTACAAATTTGGCGGTTGAAAAAATTACAGATGTGAACGGTAACGATTGGAATGATTTCACCGATTACAACGATCACAGAAATATCAATCAGATGATTGTTGGTTATATCGAACGTAATCGATTGGTGGAGGCTGTCTAATGAATACATCAAATCAAAAAAAATCAGAATTTATTAGTGATGAAAACGGCGAATTCCGTATGCGTATTTATTCATCTGAATACATTCAGAAAAATGGTGAAATCTACCGAGTTAGTAAATCTGGCTATTTGTACCTTATCGAATTCGCAGAGCACTTAGAGAAACCTTGGATTGGCCTTATTTTTGAACGTGAGCGCAAATTCCAAAAACGTAAGGCTAAAGCTGAATTGTTCAAACAACCTTGCTTTAAGCGCACTCCCTATTCTCCAAATCAACGTATTGCTTATAACAATACGAAATATAATTAAGGGGTTAACACCATGGCTCTAAATATTATTACACCCGCTCAACCTATAGTAGTAAATGCAATCAAGGTTTACTTCTATGGTGATCCTGGTATGTACAAAACAACACTTGGTATGACAGCAAATAAACCTTTAGTTATTGATGCAGATAAAGGTGCTTATCGTACTGGTTCAAATCGACGCGGTGATGTTGTCGTAGCTGAAAGCTGGATGGATATTGCAAATATTACTGAAGCTGATTTAGCACCGTACAATACAGTGGTATTTGACACTATAGGTCGTGTACTTGATTTAATTAAATCACATCTTGCAAATAACAATAAAAACACTAAAAGCGATGGTTCGTTAAAGCTAAATGTTCAGGGTGTAGCAAATAACATGTTTAGTTTATTTGTAAATAAGCTCATTGGTTTTGGCAAAGATATAATTTTTATTGCCCATGCAACAGAGGATAAAAACGACACTTTAACTCTTGTACGTCCAGATTTAGGTGGTAAAAACCGTCAGGAAATTTATCGTCTTGCTGATGCAATGGCTTACTTGGCAGAGGAAACAGATAGCCGCGGTAATTCCAACAGAGTTCTTAAGTTCAAAGGTGGTGAAGGCTTTCATACAAAGGATTCAGGTAATTTGGGGAATGTAATTGTTCCTGATTTACGTAAACCTGAAAATTCTCAATTTATGGCTAATCTTATTCAAGCGACCAAAGATCATTTAAACACCTTAACACCTGAGCAACAACAAACCATGAAGCTTCAAATGGAATGGGAGCAATGGCAGAAATCTTGTAGTGAGGCTCAGTACCCTTCTGAATTTAATGTGCTTTTAGAGGGTTTGGACCAGCAACACCCATTCTTTAAAGATATGTGGGAATGTATGAAGCATTTTGCGTATCAAATAGGCCTAACCTACAACAAAGAAAAGAAAAAATGGCTGGAGCTGGAAGTTTTACCTTCAATCATTTCAGATACACAACGTGATGAGCTTCAAACATTTATATCTGAACGTGGTTTAGATATTAAAGATATCTGTGAGCATTTTGGCTTAGATGCACTCACTCAAATTGAAGTAAGCAAACTGGAAGCCGTTAAAGCTGAAATCGATCAAATGGCTAAAACGAGTATGTCTGCATGAGCGCATTAATTTTAGATACTGAAACCAATAGCTTAAATGGCTATCCAATTGAAATTGCATATGTACCCTGCTCATTTGAGCAGGGAGTGTTGGAAATTTATCAAAAATTAGCTTTTGATGAATACTTTTCTTGCCCTGAGCCTATCGAATTAGGTTCCATGGCCACTCACCATATTTTGGAAATTGATATCACAGGCAAACCAAGTTTTGAAGTATTTCGCTTACCAGAGAATACAGAGTACTTGATTGGCCACAATATTGATTACGACATTAAAGCAACCAAGCTTTGTGATCCATCAATTAGTGTTAAAGGTATTTGTACATTGGCTTTGGCTCGAATGGTTTGGGATGAATTAGAAACTCATAGCCTTACAGCTATGTATTACCACGTTATGAGTGCTGATTTAGAAAAAGCACGTAAACATTTACGAAATGCACATAACGCTCGCTGGGATATTTATTTTACTGGAGTGGTTTTACAAGCAATCGTTGAAAAGCTTGCAATTAAAGACATTAATTCACTTTATCAAATGTCTGAAATTGCTCGTATCCCTAAACGTATTACTTTCGGAAAACACAAAGGTGAACTCATTGATGAGTTACCAGATTCATATATCGACTGGCTACTCAAACAACCCGAATTAGATCCCTACTTAATCAAAGCTTTAAAAGGACAAAAATAATGCATACTTTTAATGGTGTTGAAGCAATTTCTGCTTTGCAGTCAGGTAAAACAGTTTTATGTCGTCATATCGGTGGATTACTAGATTTTGATGAGCTAAATCAATTCCCTGCTACCGTTTTTTTTACAAATGATCATGAATTCTGCATTAAGCGCGAATATGTAACTTTGGCAGATATTCAATTTACTAAACCCGTTCAGCCGCACGATCTAGAATCTGGACAAGAAATCTTTATTGTCATGCCTACATGTATTCTGCGTACTAAATACGATTTTGAGCATGGCGATATTTGTTTAAGCATTGCAAATGGATTTGCTCAATTAGATGAAGAAAATGCGAAATTACAGTTGCAGGCGTTTGGTAAAACTTTTGGCAACATGATCTCTGAAATTGAAATCAAAGACGGTTTCAGCGAAAAGCCTAAAAAAGCTAGAAATACTAAAAAGCTTATTCAACAAGAATCGCCTCAAGTAATTGAATCAAAACCTGCCATCACCATTCAAACTGAACTGCAACTTTATTTGGATGGTTTACGTGCTTGTACGAATGCAGACGAAGTTGAAAGCACTTTGTTGAACGTTGATAAAGTAGGTTTTACATCTGAACAAATGCTCGAAATTACGATGTCTAAGGAAAGCAAATTAGCAGAATTTAGCCAACCTATCACAATCGTTTCTCAGGAAAATTTGACCACCTCAGAAGACTCATTAATTACAGATGTTAGTTCGCCTGTATTGCATCCCTATCAATCTGTTCTCGATGAGTTATTAGAGCGTTTAAAGATAGTCAAAACTCCTAAAGAAGCTAACGCCCTTTATAAATACACCTTGCACTGGACTGAAGAAGAGCGCAAACCAGCTATGGATGCTATTCACAAACGTTTAGCTGAATTCAACCCACCAGAAAAATCGCAATCATCATTAATGGTAAGGATTCAAGAAGCAAAAACTTTGATTGAACTTACAAAACTTGAAGATGAAATAAGTGAATGTGATCCATTAATTCAGGAACGTTTAACAAGCTATGTAAGTCAACGGCGATCAGATCTGATGGCGGAAACTGACATACCTTGGGAAGCTAAAAATTGAAAACAGTCGTTAAAACCAAAAACTTAAGAGCTTTTCAAATTTGGTTAGAAAAGCTTGGATATGAAGTTAAAAAACTTAAGTTAAAAGGTTTCACGGCGCGCATTAGCGATCTTGGAATCAAAAAGAAACATCACTATGTATTGGTAACTGATTCTTTAAATGGGAACTCTGCAGCTTTCGAATTGGGAAAAGAATTTGAGGAGCATTTATCTTCACCAGATATAACTTTGAGGGCTAAACATGGAAGGATTACTAATGTTGCTTGAAGTGATGATTTTATTAAATGGGCTCGTAATTATTAATTTAGATTTATGGTGGATGTGATGGAAATTAATAAAGAAAAAAAGTTACATGAAAGATGGTACAAGCAAGAAGATCCAGTTTCTTATCAGTGGTATTTAAATGGAAGCCCTGAGTTCATGCAAGATTTTGAACAAAGTGAAAAATCTTGGCTTGCAGCCAAAGCCACCCCTGAAGGGTTTGTTTTACTACCTATTGAGCCAAGTGAAGCCATTAAAACAGCATTAAGTTACCAATGCTTTGATTTCATTAAAGTTGCTCAAGTATATCGAAATCTTGGTTTTGATATACCGAAAAAGGCAGAGGATGAACAATCATTTTTCTTACACAAGTTTTTAATTTTAGCCATTAAGAATGGAAATGATTTTATCAAGGTTTTCAATGCTGAAACTAAAGCAATGATTGAAGCACAGGAGCAAAGTCATGAAAATTCCTGAATTTGAACTCGAAGGCACAACAGAAGAAATTGCAGAGCAAGTTTTTAAAAAGTTGATTTACCCGATTTATGACGAACTAAAGAAAACAGATCCAGTTCTAGCAAAACGTTTTGGCTACTGCATTTCAGGGAATGCAATAGCTAGTTATTTAGGTGGCCATACCAATGTTAAACGAGCTGAAAAAATAATGATCGAATTAACGCAAAAAATGGCTAGTGACATCGCTCAAGATAAAAGAAAAGTTTGTTGAGGTGTAGTATGGAAAAATATCTAACTTCAAATAGCGTGTGCGAAATGTTCCATATTTCAAAACGCACATTAAATAGATGGCAAGAAAAAACACCATGGGGTGTTCCGTTCCCTGCCCCTGCATTTGGATCAGATGGTGGAACTATGAAACGTTACCTAACAACTGATGTAATTGCTTGGGAAGAAAAGTGCCAAGTTTCTGAACCCGTTAAGAAGGCTATATAA